TTATTATGATTTGCAGGGACATGTCCAGTATGAATGTAATGTCCATCAAAAATCAAAAGTCGATTTGCTTTTGGTTCAATCTCCTTTTGAATTGTCAATTTACTTTCATCAATATCAGGATCCCCGTCAAACTTTTCATTATAGATGACCGTATTGCCATCAGAATCATTTAGATAAAAGATTGTGGCAACGTGAGGATGTGGACTATCCACATGGGGATCACACTTTCTACCTCCAGGAGTATAAACGGTCATGTCTAGTCTAGACCTAAGGACATTTTGACACCCTAATGTGTTTTGCATTGTCAAGACTAGATCAGTAAGAAGTCCTGCAGAATAATTGTCACAGAAAGTATTTGGTTCTTGAACTATCCAGCAATTAAATCCATGCTTTCCAAGACCACTTTTCCCAAACACACCAGCGGTAATATTTTCTTGATAATACCAGGCCTGACCAAATCCTAAACAGGCATGTTTGATCATGTCAAAATATCCCTCAGGGACAAAATCATCAATTACATCGATCATACTGCTGCAGAGAAAGTGGAATCTGGTTCCAAAGCAATGTAATAAGTCAGGTCATGACTTGTACTAGTAAATCGAGAGAGAAGTTTTTGAGATACAACAACATTGTATGTTCCGGGAAGGACTTTGATATTCTCAACTTTAAAGTTAAAGGAGAATTCAGCGTCAGTCTCTCCAACAACAATAGCAAAGTCATTGGATGTATCGTTCTTCTTGTCACGAACAACCAGTTTAACAACACCTGCCTCACCAACAGCAGAAAGGTCTGGAAGTTGATATACAGCAGCTGCCTTAAGAAGTTTATCCAACTGATCAGTGCTTACCTCAAAGCAGACATCCTCACTGGGGAGAGCAATCTCTTTATCTGGAGGAGTTACAATTACGTTTGGATCTGCGAAGAAATACTTGGAACGCATTTTACCTTCGCGGATGACAACATAACCGTCATTAGCAAAGTCGAGTTCTGGACTCTGATGCAGACTCATACCATTGAGAAATTGGTTGAGATCATAGACACCAAAGTCTTTAGAAAACTCTTCAGAAACTGTTGCCTCTGCAAGAATGTTCTTCATCACACTGATTGTGCGAAGTTTGTTACCCTGCTTAAAAAGAATCGACTGGTTGATAGAAGAAAAGTTTTTAAGAACAGAGAGGGTTTTATCGGACAGTTTCATAGTATTAGAAGGTCTCAGTTTCACTGGGGGTAGGTTTCACGTTTTGCATTTTTGTCGTTGAAATGCATCAGAAGCACAGCATAGTGCAAGATCTTCATAATGTCACGACGAGCAGTGCCTTTCTTATCATAACGAGAGGCATACTTAAGGATGTTGGATCGGCAAAATGCTTCACCATCACCACAAGCTTCAATCAGATCCAGAGTTTGAATCTTGTCATCACCAGCAGAGTAGTGTTGATTGTATGTCCCAACAATATAATCTTGCAGTTCTTTGAGGATCTCATCCTCACTGTATTTGTATCGATTAGGGTCTTTGTTCAAGGTGGAAAGTAATGTGATCGTCACCCATACCACCAGGAATGGGTGTTCCCAAATTCAGAGTACCTGTATCCATATTCAATTCATCGTATAGGAAGGACCAAGAGTTAGCCATAATTATATCACTGAGCGGTGTATGTGTCAATGTTATCTTCGGAAGGCATCACAAAGTCAGCATCAACCTTGTCATAAAGTTCAAGGAATGCTTGCTTGGTTTCGTCATCAAAGCGATTGACGCAGACCTGAATTGCCTTTGCCTTATCACCAAAGATGTTGTATGCCCTCACAATGTGAACCAGACGGCGGGTGCTGATGATCTCCTCAATACCACCATCATAGAAGGTCTTGCGGATGATGTCTGCCCAGTCAGCAAGTCGCTTACAGAAGTTATCATCATCACAGAGTTTGCTGAGGATCTTCTGTTCGATACTGGTAGTAGGATACTCTTGCTCAAAAGTTACAGGGAAACGCTCAAGGAATGCTTCGTTGAGCACATTGGTGCCGATGAAACGTCCATCATCAGAACCTTTGCCCTTGGTGTTAGCAGTAGCGAAGACTTGGAAACCTTCAGATGGATTGACAAAGCGACCAATCTTTTTCAGGAAAACTCCCTTTCCTTCGAGGACTGACTGAAGGCAAAGAATTTTGTTGGAAGCCAAGTCAATCTCGTCAAGCAGTAGAACCGCACCGCGCTCCAGGGCTTCGATGACCGGACCATTGTGCCAAACGGTTTCACCATTGATAAGACGGAATCCACCAATGAGATCATCTTCATCAGTTTCTACCGTGATGTTGACTCGGATGAGTTCCCGACCAAGTTGAGCACACGCTTGCTCAATCGAGAACGTTTTACCGTTACCAGACAGTCCCGTAATGAACGTCGGATAAAATACACGGGACTTAATAATTTTTTTAATATCACCGAAGTTGCCAAACTGGACGAAGGAATCATCTTTACGAGGGATAAGGTTTTGTTGTACTGCAGGAAGTGCTGCAGGTCCATTATAGGTCACTTCTAGTTCTTCTACAGTCTCCGTTGTAACTTCAAGGTTCCACTTACCACGACCGACTTTGTAATCCTTCAGTTTGTTGGTGACAGTTTGATAGTTTGAATCATTCATCACGCACCATGCACGAACATCAGCGGCGGTAAACTCTGAACCGTAAAGTGCTTGGAGTGAAGTGCAGATGTACTCAGGTGAGAGTGCCATGTCTTTTGTTTAACTGAAGTTATTATAGGGCATAAAGAAGGGGTCCGAAGACCCCAGTGTTCACTTTCCAGATCGTCCATACTTGTATCTCATTGCCTGGAGCAACCATGACTGAGTGAGAGACCTAGGACCATTCTCAAGAATATCTAAAACTTTAGGATCCTTCTCAGATGCTTTAGCAATCTCTTTCCAGTTATCTTTGTATTCGGTCATGCGACTAGAGAAATAAATTCGCCAAGAACTTTCTTATTTAGTTTCTTAGTCTTAAGAGACTTAATGAATGCAGACTTGATCTTTGCTTTAGTTGCACCCTCATCAACCTCAAACTCAGCATCCTGAGAAAGTGATGCTGCAGAAAGACCAAAGTATGCATGATATCCAGAGTTCTTGATAGTGAAACTACGAAGTTTCTTCCACTCGTTCTGGATCTTACGAAACTCATCAGAGTATTGATCATAATACAATTTCATAAAAGCATTACAATCACGACTTTCAAGAACACGAATACCAATGAAGTTGACAGTGGGGAAGTTATCACGGAGATTGTGGAGCATCAGATCAGTGAAACCATTCCAGCCATAAGGAACTTGATATGTGTTACCAGTCTTCCGGTCCCGAAGGAAAGTAACACCACCAACCATCATACGTGCTCCCATGTAAGGGTTATCCTCCCAGTGACGTTTCACCTCACAATGACGGGCAAGATGATTTGCCTCACCATCAGTCAGAATAATACACTGAACCTTCTGCAGTTTATTTTCACGTTGGAACTGAGGCAGAATTTGATGGAGACATACAAATGCTTCATTCAGAGGAGTGCCAGACAAACCTAGACGAGTTGGAACAGAGTATGCGCTGTGATAAAAATCTGCAAATGACTTTGCAATTCGCCAAATGTTAATCATCTGGTGCTCCAACTGCTTTGCATTTGTTTTACTGGTAAGAAGGTTCATCAAAGAGAACTGCTCACTGACGACAAGGAGATTTTCCTTTGGCGTATATGCATACTGGCAATGTTCTGACTTGATAAACTCTCCAGTATCATAATTGATTTCAGGTTTCTTCCACTCGTTTGAGAAAGCATAGACCTCAAAAGGAATAGAAACTTTCTTACAGAACCACATCAGGTTGTAAAGTTGTTTGATCGTGTCAAGCATCACACGGCTCATAGAACCACTCCAGTCAAGGACAAAGATCAGACCATGGTTCTTACCATCAGCAAGAGTGGTTACTTTTCTGAATA